CAAATAAAGGATATCTTTATACTCTTTATCCAAGAGGCATAGCGACAGAATAGCTATGTACTGTTTAATATAGTAATTTTTTAATAAATGTCAAATTAAATGTTTGACAATAATCTATAAATAAAATAAGTACTGCCTCTAAGGAGGTCTTATGGACTTAGAAGCAGAATCAACCCTAAGGGTTGATACCGCAATGTCTTCGGATATTGCACAATCTTGCAATAAGTTATTGGACGTTCAGAAACAAATATCAAACGCTGAAGAAGAACTAAAAAAGTTAAAAGAAGCCGAGACTTTGCTGTCTGAACAGACAATACCAAACTTAATGCAACAGGCAGGAATAGCTTTGCTTAAACTTTCTGACGGCTCGTCAGTTGAAGTTAAGCCATTTTATTCTGCAAGAATTCCCTCAACTAAAACTGAAGAAGCATTTGAATGGCTTCGAGAAAATGGTTTTGGGGATATAATAAAGAACAATGTCACATTAACTTTTGGTCGTAGTGAAGATGAAGTTGCGAAAGCACTTATTGATGAATTACGAAACAAAGGACACAACGTAGACCAAAGTCAAAAGGTTGAACCAATGACATTGAAAGCGTTTGTTAAAGAACAGATTACGCAAGGAAAAAATGTTCCTTCTGATTTGTTTGGAGTGTACGTTGCAAACAAAACAAAAATAACAACGAAAGCATAAACATGACACAAGCACAAGCGAAAGCAACTAAAGAAGTTGCAGTTAAAAAAGAAGCTCCACTACCTGCTATGTTTGATTTAGAATCAGCATCAGGTCAGGGTTCGGAGTTTGTCACAGCTCGTGACACTAAACTTCCAATACTTAAAATCTTATACGCAAATTCAAAAGTATTAGATGAGAGTGATGGAAAATATATTGAAACGGCTAAACAAGGTGACATTTATAATGAAACAACAGGCAATCTTTATAAAGGCAAAGAAGGCATAATTGTTGTTCCTTGTTTATACATCAATACATTTAATGAATGGAAAGATAGAGGAGAAAGTCTTGGAAGACCAGTTGGTATTCACACTGATCCAACTATCATGCAACAAACTAAAAAAGGTGATGATGGTAAAGATAGATTACCTAATGGTAATTATATTGAAGATACTGGTAATCACTTTGTTTATATTTTGGATAAACAATATAATCCAATAGAAACAGCTTTGATTGCAATGAAGTCAACTCAAAAGAAAAAATCAAAGACTTGGAACTCAATGATACAAAGCAGAAGACTGCAAGGTAAAAAAGGATTTTATAATCCACCATCTTGGGCTACTGCTTATAAATTAACCACAACTAAAGAATCTAATTCTAATAATAGTTGGTATGGTTGGATTGTAGAGTTTGATAAATACTTGAATGATCCTGCTTTATCAAAAACATTAGAAGTGACTAAAGCATTTTATGAAAGTGCTATGAAGTCAGACATCTTTGGTAAAGTTGATTTTAGCAAAGAAGAAACTCCAAAAGATACTGTAAGCACTGAATCGGTTCCTTTCTAATGGATGAGAAAAAGCTATTAGATTTATTCGAAGGCGATTCTACTCAACACATTGAGGTCACCTTAACAGGTGACCTTGATGAACGAGGTAAACGAAAAGCTGAGTATAAAACTGTCCACAAGGCAGTAACGGCAGATATTTGGAAAAAGCATTTAGATGGTGAAATCATTATTGGTATTAAACCAGAAATAAATGGTAAGACTAAATGGGGCTGTATCGACATGGANCCAAGCAGTTATACAGGTTTTGATAGTAAAAAATTTATAAATATTATTACAGAATATAATTTACCTTTAGTTGCATTAAGATCAAAGTCTGGTGGATTACATTTAATTTGTTTTTTAAAAGATTGGGCAGATCAAAATGATTTATTAAATATATTAAATAAATGGAATGAAAGATTCTTTTTAGCTAAAGAAGTATTTCCTAGAAATAAAGCATTAGGTATGCCTTATCATAAATCAAATAGAACAGTTGAGTTTGCTTATGATGAAAAAGGAAATGGTTTAGATTTAAATGAATTTATACAACTTGCTTATAAAAAAAGAAAAACAATAGAAGAATTAGTAGAATTTAAAACACAAAAATACGAACCAGAACCAGATTGGAATGAATATCCACCATGTATTCAAAGTTTATTAACAGATAAATGGTCAGGAGATGGACGTAATAATATTATATTTAATATGGCAGTTCTTGAAAATAAAAGAACTGAAGGAAATATTACACCAAAACAATTAAAAGAAATTTTATTAGAACGTAATCAACAAATTTTTGTAAAACCATTAGAAATAAAAGAAATAGATGGTAGTGTTGCTAAATCAGCATCTAAAAAAAGTTATAATTATTTATGTCCTCCAAAAAATGGATTTATTACTCCAATTTGTAATAAAGAATTATGTCAGAAAAGAAAACTTGGAATAGGTTTTCAGGTACCAGATATTATAGATAATTTTACAGAAATAGAATTTAATAAAGGAGTAAAAGATTCATATCTTATTTTTACATACGAAGGCGTTAAAATGACTTTTAAAACAGATACAGATTTAGTTGATGAAAAATCTTTTAGAACAAAAATGTTAAGTTATGGAATTATGTGGATGTCTTTACCTAAACCTAAAAAAGGACCGAATCCATTTGAAATGTTAGCAAATGAATTATTAAAAAAAGGAAAAGAAAATCCATCTATAAAATATGAAGATGTACTTGTTGATACTGTATATGTATTTAAAAAAGAATTTTATGAAAGAAATATGATATTAGATAATGATTTTGATAAAGTAGAAGATGAATATATTGTTACAGAAACAATAGATGGAAAAGATTATTGTTATTTTAAACGTAGCACATTAGAAAAGTTTATTAAAAAATCTTCAAACAAATTNTTTTCAAATGCACCAGAAGCCTTACAAATATTAGGCTGNGAAAGATTAGAATATTATAATAAACATAAAAACCTTTGGAGAATGGAATTACCTGATTTTAATAAAAACGAAAAAAGAACAAACTTAAAAGTAGAAACTAAACAAGAAACATTAACCGAGTTAGATGACGCATATCATGCACAACAATTTAGAACTCCTAAATAAAATTAGGAATAAAACAATAAAGTATTATGGGCCGCCAGGAACTGGTAAAACTAATACATTAGTTCAAGAAATAGTTACTAATCATTTAAAAGACGGAATTAGTCCAAATCAAATAGCTTTTATTTCATTTACTAATAAAGCAGTTGATACTGCAGTAGATCGAGCATTGTCTACATTCCCACAATATACATTAAAAGATTTCCAAAGATTTAAAACATTACATAAATATTGTAAAAAATATTTTACTTTAGAAGTATTTGATCCTCAAAGATGTATGATTGATTTTGCATTACANAATTCAATTATTAAAAGTTCAGATTCAAGATTAGATGATGATTCGTTTATTTATAAAGATTGGTCATTACATATTTATGATAAAGCTAGAAATATGATGCAACCTGTTGAATTAATTTATCGTCAAGAATCTTATAAACGAGAATCGTTAGACATGCTTCTTAGAAAAGTAAATGCTTATAANGAATATAAAAAGAAAGGTGCAACTAAATATATAGACTTTACAGATATGATTGAGAAATCAATCGATGAAATTAATTTTCCAGATTTAGAAGTTTTAATATTAGATGAAGCACAAGATTTTACTCCATTACAATGGTCAGTGATATTTAAAATGGCAGCCAATGTAAATAAAATATATTTAGCTGGAGATGATGATCAAGCTATTTATCGTTGGAATGGTTCAGATCATAAATATTTTACAACATATTTTCCAGGAACTAAAAAAGTATTAACAGAAACAAGAAGATTCGGAAAAGAAATACATAGATTTTCTCAAGTAGTAAGACGAGGAATATTAGATACAGAACCAAAAGAATTTTTATATAACAAAGATATTAAAGATGAAGTTAAAAGATATGTTTCATTTGGTGATATTGAATTTTATAAATATACAGGCAGTTGGTATATTTTAGGTCGTATAAGAACAACTGTGAATGAACTTAGAATGATGGCAAAGAATAAAGGATTATATTTTATGGATAATAAAGGTAATAAATCTTTTGCTAATACTAAATGGAGAGCTATTAAATCTTGGACAAAATTATCAAACGACAAAAAGCTTAATGCTGAAGAAGTTCAAAATATGTATAAGTATATAAGAAATTTAAGCAATGATTTATATAGAAAAAAAGAGTTTTGGGATCAACAGGATAAACATAAAGAATATTCTTTTGAAGATTTAAAAGCATGGTGTGGTCTTACTTTAAAAGATGAGGCTAAATCAGAAATTTGGTGGAATGTATTAAAACGTAATATTAATTCAACAGAAGTAACCTATATTAAAATTTTATTACAAAATTATGGACAAGAACAGTTAAACAAAGAACCAACAATAATTATTGATACTGTTCATTCTGTAAAAGGAGGAGAGGCGGACAATGTGCTTGTTTATTTTAAAGCAGATTACGCTTCTCAATATCAAAACAAAACCGTGCCAGAAAAAATGGATGAAAAACGAGTTGTTTATGTTGCCGTAACAAGAGCAAAACAATCCTTGCATTTATTAAGTTCTGATTATAAATATAACTATCCAATTGGAGAAGATTATTTAAACTATATGAAGGAGAAAAGAAATGACCAATAAAGCGTTTTTTAAACAAGTCGGAGGTTCTCATTATAAAACAATGAAGATACAGCCCTCTAAGTTTATTAATGAAAACAATTTACCGTTTGCAGAAGGTAATGCAATTAAATACATTTGCAGACATAAATTAAAAAATAAAAAAGAAGATTTACTTAAAGCAATACATTATATCGAAATGATAATAGAAAGGGATTACAATTAATAATAAAATATGACTAGAACATATCAAAAACCATTATTTGCACCAGAAACTGAATGGGTAATGCCTGAAGAATTAAAAGATTTAACTGGTCATAAAGAAATAGCTATAGATTTAGAAACACATGATCCAGATTTAATTGAACTTGGTTCAGGCAATGTTACAAAAAGAGGTAAGATTGTTGGTATTGCAATAGCTGTTGAAGGTTGGGTAGGTTATTATCCAATAGCACATGAACTTGGTGGCAACATGGACGAACAATTAGTTTTACGTTGGTTAAAAGATTTAGTATCAAAAGAAGATGTTAC